ACATTCTGATGAGGAATGTCCACCTTGTTAATAGAAATCTTGTCACCGTTTTTGAAATACTGTTTGTGAACTGGAGAATAAATTGTAACCCATTCAGATATGAGTTGGGTGAGGTCTTTATCACCTGAGAATATAATAATGTTTTCTTGTGTTGCAATTTTACAGTAGTAAGCAATTAAGTCATCGGCCTCATTATTTGCCATTTCAACCTGTCGCACGAATACCTCCTCCAAATACGTCTTAACTCTCGCCTTTTGTTGCAAGTATGATTCGTATTTGTAATCATTCATATCCTGTCTTCGGTTTCCCTTATACAACGGATAAATATTTTTTCTTATTGAGGAATTGGAATCTCCGTCCCAAAAAACTACGACTTTGTCGTGGTTGTGTTCATCCAAGAATCGGCGAAGAGTATTAATAAAATGATAAACACCCCCAACGTGAGCCCCATCATTATAAAGTTCTTTAACGCCGTGAAAGCCAATCTTAAAAAGGTTATCACCATCTACCAATAAAGTTTTAGACACATTGTTTATTTAAAGGGTTACTAATCTTCTCTCTCTTCTTTTAAATCAAAATCACCATCCGTACCGATAATATCTTTCCAATATTCAGCATATTCTTTTTTGTATTTCTCAATAGAAGCTTTTTCTTCTGTTGATTCCTTACCTGCTAAGAACCCGTGTGGTGTAACAATAATTCTACCGTCATCAAATCCTAAACCATTGATGTGGTTCTTTAATACAGATACCTTACTTCTAACCGCAAACTTAACAGAACGTTTGTCTTTAGTTGCAGTAATCTTTGTTGTACCAGCACCTTTTTGATTACCGAATAAGAATACCAATGATGAGTTCAACCATACAGCGTTTCCACCTTTAGCCATAATCTTTGGTTGTCCAAATGGATTATCAGGTAATTCAACCCAAGGTTGATTGATAATTATCAAAGTGTTTTCCCATTTAGAGTCAGCCTTTCTTGAACCTGAAATTCTTTGGTTAATACCCATACCAATCTTATCTGACAAAACAGAAGCATTGTGTTGTTTACCTCCCTTACCGTCATAGGTCATCTTACATGGTACAGAACCCACTGAGTCCCATATAAAGCATAAGCTTGGTGATTGTACTCCGTCTTCATCTTCGTAGTCTAATTCACCCTTTTCTTGAGCATCTAACAATGAGTTGATGTAATCAGTGATTTGTTCAATATAGCTGAAGTTGTTATTGAAGATGAAAAATCCACCCCAATCCAGTTCTCCTGTTTCTTCATCAACAATCTCTTCACATTCAAAACCCATAAGTTTTGCGTGCTCAAAAGACCATTTCTGTTCCGTGATGACGAACACAGGTAATATCTTCTTCTTTTGACAATCAACTGCCGCCTTGATTGCTGCAGTTGTTTTACCTGTATCTGAGTGACCCAAAAACATATTTAAGTGTCCAACTGCCGGTCCAGGAAGACCAACCGCATCCAAGAAATCTCCACCTAAGTCAAGAAATCTTTGAGGCTTATATTTTGCGGAAGTTGAAAACTTCTCTTTTACTTTGTTAAAGTTATTTTTCTTGATTGCCATTTTCTTTTCTTTTGATGTTAGGTAATTTATTTGTTTTGTTTCGGTTGTAGAACATTTTGTCCTCTTCATAAAGTGTACCGATTTCATCTTTATGAAAGGTAATTAACGAGAGAGGTAACTCACCTTCTTTACTATCTTCTCTCAACATACCAAATAAAACGGTATCACCTATTTGTTTATTTCTACCTGAGAAATAATTCTTGTCTTTTAATTGACTTAATATTTCATAAGATAACATCTTGTTATCTCGTGATTGTAATTCAATCTCTTCTTTGAATGTCATATAAAAAAAATAAGGGTGGCTTTCACCACCCTTGGTTATAAAATTAGAACGGTAAATCCGAATCTACGTCAGCGTCAGCCTGTGGGTCTTCAACTTTCTTTGATGAAGATTTTGAACCTCCGATAGTTTCTTCAGACACAGTTGCATCTCCGTAAACATATCCACCTTTTTCACTATCCCATTTTGGAGTTTCTCCTCTTGCAATTGCTTCAAGATATTCTACAGGTTTTTTAGAATAAACATCGTTCCATGTTAACTCGTCATTAATCCAAGCATCTGCTTGTTCTTTTTCTGCGTGAACAGGGCCTTGGTCTTCATACATAATTGCAGATACAGTTGTGTATTCTTTTCCTTTCGGAGTTTTTGACTTAGCCAATTCAATGATAAGGTCACGACCAACTGTTGGGTCAGTGATATCACCTTTGTTTCTCCAAATTGGAATGATTTTGTCCAAGATACCTTCGTTCTTGTAATTGTGTTTGAATCTCCAAAACTTTGGTCCGTCTTGTTCATTGTCTCTATCAATAACCTTCACGATATAAAACTTACGTGATTTGTATTGTTTTGCCAATTCTTTGTCGGATTCTTTTCCTGTTGACATCAACTCTTCGTAAACCTCATTCAAAGGTGAACGTTCGTTGTTATTTTTTGCTGGGTCATAGAACTTTTGCCATTGACCACCTACTTGGATTTCATGATACCAAGCTTCTTTGAATGGTGAAGAACCATCTGGTGTAGGGAGGATTCTAATCTTCCTTTGACCTGATTTCTCTTTATCCCCGAGGATTAAAGCGAAATACTTTTTCATTCTTTCGTCTTGCGACATTTTACTTTGGGCCCCGCCCCCGATTTGATTTTTTTCATACTGTGCCAATACGGCGTCTAATGCATTACTCATTTTAAAGTGTTTTATTGTTTATTAAATATAATTGGGAAATCCCTATATGTCAAATTAAAAAGGGACTTTTCAGTCCCCTTTTTTATCTTTTAAATTCGTTGTCGTAACTATCCCCACCACCTGGTTGGAATGAACCTTTAATATCACTTGTGTTGATATCTTCAACTTCATCTGAAGTTAATACATATTCATGTTTACCAGTCTTTTCCATATCTTCTTGTTTGTCATCAAAGAATGTAGAAAGTTTTTGATTAAACGGATATGAATCCAAAGTTCTTAATTCCAATCTTTCTTGTGGAGTTTTTTCTCTGTATTTCTCAATTTTACTTTCTAGAGAATTCAACTTGTTCATAATAGAATCCATTTCACTTAATTTAGATTCTAAGTTTGAAAGTTGACTGAATAAGTTTTCAAAATATTCTTCTTGTTTCGTTTCAATATTCTTTTGTGAATCTACCAAATCAGTGATATCTAATTCTTCGGTACCACTACCCTCACCTTTCTTTTCTTCAGAATTTCCTTCATCGTCAATCTTCTCAACGTCAGGGTCATTCTCAATATCAATTGGTTGAGGTGTTTCTGGTGCTGGAGGTGGTGTTCCTTCAGCTGGCGCTGGTGGAGGTGGTGCTCCCGCTCCTACTTCACCAGGTGCTGGTGCTAATGCTCCTAAATCTGGTGGTGGAGGTGCTGCCGCTTGCTCCAAGATATAGTTATTAATCTTTCTATATCTTTCAATCTCGCTTATAATTTTTTTGTCTAAACTCATTGTTTTATCCGTTTAATAATGTTTTAACTCCTCTTGAAGTTTCAACTCTAACTTTTCTGTTTATTGTTGTTTGGTATCCCGCTCTTTCAATAAGACCGTCTCTTTCTCTAACGGTGTAACAATCGCCTGTGTCTAAGTCACAAACTTGTTTTGTTCCATCTCCGTTATCTTCCTCAGAATATCTTACTGATTTTCCAAGGTAATTATCTAATGCTGATTTTAAATTCATAAAAATCTTTTTATATAAATATATTGTTATCCTATAAAGTGAATGGTGGACTTGTTACCCCTCCTTGTACTAACTCTATATTATTTGTTGATGGATTTGTCCATTTTAAATCTTCAGAAGTATATCTAACCCCTAATTGGAACGTTCCTAATGATTTAACCTCAATAACATTTGTATATTTTGTGTCAGGGTTATTTGTTATCACAATTGTCGCCTCATTCAAGCTTGGTATTGCTGTCACGGTTGGCGGTTTGATGGTCAACAAGTTCGGACAAACAAACCTGAATGTAATATAACCGCCCGCGGCTTTTTTAATATTATAGTATGATGTTCCGTTATAGTCAGGTAAACCACCACTAAAAGTTTCTCCCACTCTAATCAAAGACCCTGGTTGGGCATTAAGCACTTGTGCTAATAAAGCGGCAGGAGATGAAGGTGTTTCTGTTACAGGTTTGTTATAAACAAAGTTAAAAGATTGTATTGTTGGTTGAGGGTATTTAACTTTATCAACCGCATC